AAACGAGTAGGGCCATTATAGAACTCATATAATGGTAAGTCTGTAGGTGTATTTCCTATTCTAATTTTTGCACCTGAACCATCGTTCTTATCAAGAACACGACCTCCAAGAGTTGCAGGGCCTTTAGGTAATAATAAACATTCACCAAACGCAGGGATTTCAAGACCTTTAATACCACGATCTGATTTGACACCTTTGCTATGTGAAACTACTAAGTCTGAGCCTGTAGCGTCTTGTGGTCTGAAAGCTCTCTCATATACTAAGCCTCCTCCGCTCTTTACCCTAATCCCCGCATTTGTCCAAGGAAACAAAGTGTCGTTTGGTAGAGGAGGGGCTGGTATATTTCGGAAGAAGTTTGACTCTAAATAATAGTAGTCGGAGGGGCCTATAAATTTCTTAAAGAAGTTATTTTCAATGTCAGTATCTAAAAAGAAATCTACATAGTCTTTAAAGTGGTCTGACTGCAAATAAGACAACGTATTTGCATGTGATATTCTAGTCTGATTAGAAATACTTGCATATCTCATCACTTGAGATTGGAAGTTTTTAACAGTAGAAGCAGAAGCCTCATTCTCATTTATTCTGGCGAAAGAACCCTCCGCAGAACGTGCGTCTTCAATTACTAAGTCTGAGTTAAATCCTGCAACAATAACATCCCCATAGAACTCAGTGCGATTGAAACGAGAAGGTAGGCTTACAGGATTCCCATCTCTCACTTCATCTCTAGGATCTACATAAGGGAAAGAATAAAGGACTAGTGCTCCAAGAGAATCTGTACTTCCTTTTTGAGGGTGGACTCGAATAGCATTTCCACTAACAACACCCAAACCACCGTCGAGAACAACACCTAAGCCCATTCTCTCAGGATACCCAAGAGATACAAAACCGGACTCACCGTTCTCAAATCTCCTTTTCGTGGTTAAAGAATAAGACTCATCAAGTCGATCTGATCTTTCTGAGGAATAAACAACAAGACGAGAAGGTGTGCTTCCTAAAGTTTCAACAAGATTAGGTACGGCTTCAGTTGTCCTCAGATCCTGACCTGCATTATCTAGTGTATAGAGTTCATTAGCACTATCTGAACTTACGGTAACAAAAGCTAAAGAAGAAGTTTTTCCTCTTCTGTCCATATTTCTGTGGACACCTAATAGTCTGATATTACTATATTGATCCGAAAGGTGCTCGTCATTGAACTTTAAATCAGAGGGTGTATCTGAAGGTGTGTTGTAAGTAGCAAGAGGAACAATCTCTGCGGGTAAAGAACGCTTCCCTAAAGCTCTAGGGTTAATCTCTACACCTTGTAAATCTGAAGAAGAAGAGGAGGGTGAACCTCCACTATTTTCTACATCAAAAACATAGACGTGCTGAAAGTACATCCCTTGTCGAGACTCTTTATGTACGATTCTCCACTTGTATGAATCCAATCCATTTCTAAGTTTCTCTTGAGGTGGAGAAAGTTGCTCTGGCTTAACGAGTCTGTTGTTTGCACTATTGTTAGGTATTTCTGAGAAATACCTATTGGACTCCACTCTCACCGTAATATTAGCTACTATGGAGGATAAGCTATTTCTAACTTTTGAGTTATAGTTAGAAATATACCCATGTAAGGTGTTTTCACTACCAAACTTCGACTCTTGTGATGAAGCATCTATTGGAGCTACAACAGGAACGTCTATAATCTTAAAATAGCCATCCGTTTTATCTTGGTTTTGACTTTCTAAATATAAGAAGCAACCTCTAAGTGCAGGTAACGCCATGCTTGAAATATCAGAGGTGGCAAACTGCCCCATCTCAAATAAAGTCTCGCCTGTTTCCGATAAAGTTCGAGTGTTACTTTCTCCAACAAAAGGATTAAGCTTACCTTCGTCTATTTGTTGGTCTACTAAGTTTTGACCAAGACTTGCAGAAATACCTTTTAAGTCAGCAATCGTCAAACCTAAAGAAATAGTAGCAGTTCTCTTGATGGTAGCATTAGTTTCCGTTGCACTATTATAAGTGTTGTTGAAACCAAACAACCCAACTCCCGAAGGCATATGAGCCCCCGCTCCTCGTTGTAGTGAATACTCTGAATTTCTTCGTGCTGATTGTGGAAAATAGCCCACACCTCCTGTAGTGGAGGGTTCCCAGTCTTTCCAATAATCAGAGCGATTCTCTGAAGAAGCCACACCTCCAATTAAATAGTCTGTTGCAGTAGCAGGTGCGTTATCAGAGTGTACAACAAAAGCTGTGTATTTGTCTGTTCCGAGAACACGAATGTTTTTGACGTAGAGTTGAATATCGCCTGAGACCCTCAAGCCTGAAGAACCCCCGAAAACAGTACCTTTATAATTGGATTTCTTTGACGAATCGCTAGAAAGATTTCCTATTGTTCCTGCATTGTCTGAGCTAGAACCAGAAGGTAAGCTGACAAAAGGAAATACCCCATGATCTACAAAAGTCTCAAAAACTCTGTAGTTGTTCTTCTCATAGTCTGTATATGTATGATCAAATTCAAGCTTCTGACCCCAAGTCACACCCCCAACAATAGAAGCAAAAGAAATACCTGCTTGGGAAAGTGGAAGTCCTGTAAACAATCCGATTCTACCGCCTGAAATAAGAGTTGCAGACTGAGAACCAAAAGTCCCATAGCCTCCGTCTATTGCAGAGGTTTCTCTGAGATTGCTGTTACTGTTGTTAAACTCGGCAACTGCTTGAGTGGTGAGAAGGCTTTTAATATTCCCTTCGTTCCATAGTATGTTATTTCCAACTACAAGAGAAGCATAGGTGTACGAGATAGGAGAATATACAGGTCTAAAAGTGTCGTCTGTGATAGAAGAAACCGTAGGCATGAAAGAGCTTATTTGACTATAACCTCCGTATTGTCCTCCTACAGATTGCACCAACACTCTGAGAGAGAGTGGTGTGTTCTCGTGATTCTGATTTTGATTAATAATACTAAATATGGTGGCTTTAGCCTGTTGGTTAGCACTATTTCTTAAGTAGAACGCATCTCCTTTTTGAAGAACACTCTTATCTATTAGAGGAAGGATGAACTTAGACGAATCTATTTTTGCTATGTAATCTTCGCCACCAAAGTTATTTCCTAAGTAAGTGCTATGGAAATATTCTCTTTCTTTTGGTGTGGCAGAGAAAGAAGCGTGGATTTCTACATAACCACCCTCTGTTGTCACAGCTCCACTGTTGGTTTTTAATAACCCAAGAGTATCTTTAGAAACCCAAGCAAAGTTTCTAAAGTCCGGAGTCGTCAAAGAGCTGTTATCAAAGGAGAAGTTTTGGTTGTCTAACCAACTGTTTTGAACATCGAAATCTGAACTTTCCGCAGAAGAAACATGAGAGTCTACTCCAAAATGGAAAGACCTTGTTAAGTTACTTCTTATCGGATAAAAAGCGGATCTGCCTGTAGGATCTTCAACAAAACTAGTAACAAAATTAGCCGTACTATTTCCTTCTAATAGTTGTTGTTCTATTCTAAAAGATTCACCTAAGAGTCTACCTAAAGGCAAAAGCCCTTCTTTTGGAAATCCTAGCTCAAGGTTTCCTTCTTGACCTAAAACTGTAGGGTTACCTATCTGAGTGGTATTGTCTGCTAAAGCTGACCCTGTGTGGAAATAACCCATACGGTTAAAGTATCGAGTTTTTACATCTTCCCCATTGAAAAGGTAGGTCATAAACGAGCCATCTATTTCTCCAAGAGAAGCGATGATGTTTATGAGTCTATTTTCTTGTAGGCTTGCTTTAGTAGACAGAAATAATGTGTTTGAGTCTAAGACTTTATTATTACAGCCACGCCCTGTACAAATTAACGCTAATCTATGTGTATCTGCATCATTGACATCAAAAGGATATCTAGGGTGTCTCACATCGTGAGATGTAACCCAAAGAATTTGACGCTCTCCACCTACAGCATGTCCTGCTGCTTCCATTGAGGTTATATCTTCTTGAAGGTTAGCATTGGGAGTTTTTGCACCACTTAAAAAATCATAATCTTGAAAGCAAGCGTCATAAAAACCAGCACGATCTAAAAGTCGTGCGGAGTGTCCGAAGTAGAGATCCTTATTGAGTTGACTTGCAATGTCTTTAACCATCTGCTCTACAGAGGGATATGTAGAAATCTTAAAGGTGATCTGCTCGTTGTTGACTACTAGGCTGACCCACTTATCTTCTTGACCTGCTTCTGTACTTTCTAAAGAGAGTAAATATCTTGAAGCAGGTAGTATTTCGACTCCAAATTCGGCATTTAACACGCTCTCAAGAGCTGTTACAGGAGCTGTTTCTATGTAAGCATATGCAGGATATACACAGGCATTTCTACCTGTTAGAGTGCCTACTACACCATCCATTAGTGCGTCAGTATATCGAGCTTCTTGTGGGACAGAAAGTTTAAGTTCATCTACCACATCTTCAGCGTCTGTAGACCCTGTGCTTACTCTGAGATACCATGAAGTAGCAAAAGGATTGTGGCAGTCTGCAACGAAATCTAAACCAAATACAACACGCTCCCCTGCGGTTAAAGTAGGGTTTTGTTTCGTAGAAATAGTGACAGCTTCTGTATTTAGATAATACCCACTAAGATCTTCATGGAGATAATTCTGATCTGAAGTCGCTTCAAATCTTATTTCATCTGAATCTGTAATATTAACTTTAACGGAAGAGCTATAAGGTGTGATAGTTAAGTCGGTGTTTGAAAACTCAAGCACGTTGGAGGCTACAAGATCCCCTCTCTTCACAGAAAGACTTACATTATAGTCTCCACCTACGCTCCATTCTTTATCTGAACTATCGTAGACAACAGAAGACTCTCCTGTCTCTAGTCCACTGATCTTTAATACTTGGTTTCCTCTCTCATCTAAAGAAATAAGACCTTTGTTAAAAGTTATTTCTTCTGATCTGAGACTTAAACCCGCATAAATAGATTCTCTGAAATTGAGACTACTATTTCTAACAAACTCAACATGACCTTCGGTAAGGATCTTATCGAAGTTAGCAACCCCCATCAATCCAAGGTCATCAACATCATAAACGTGTAGCTTCACACCTTCTAGATGTGTTTCAACTAGTTTGTATCTGACTTGGACATACTCTACGGAGTCCATGCCCACTTGTTCATGCTTCCAAAACTCAAGAGCACCTGTCATCGGTATTTCTGAAATAGAAACGCCTGGGATGTAAAGTGTGTCTGGGAAAGAGCTTAATGAATATAAAGCCTCTCCAAATGTGAGAGCATCTGCACTTAAGATGTTTTTTATCTTTGGAGTTCTAAAAGCACCTTTAACAACTTCTTCTTCTTTGGCTGTAAATCTGTTTCCAAAAGAAGCGTTTTGAGCTAAAGGTACACAAGAAATAAACAATACAGGATTCCCTGTAGGGTTTTGATTGTGATTAAGAATAGAAAGCTCTTGTGTATACTCACTATGGAAATAGAGAGTAGCTCCTTCATAGTCTAACTCATATAAGTTAGGGTCTATTGGGTTCTCGAAATCTGCGACAAGATTACTATTCAATTCTTTTGCAGGGTAAACAACTGCTTTGAAGCCCAAATCGAGAAGGTTGGAAATAACCTTCCCATCCCAAGAGCAATCGCTTGCCCTCATCATAGTGGCTTTTTCTGAAGAAGAACCTTCTGAGAGCAAGGGAGAAATAAGAGACTTGATTCTAGTAGCGTCTATTTCGTGGGGTTGTGGGTTACTCTTCGCAAATAAGTCTGAAATACTCTCATGAACTGTGAACTTCACAAGAGGGCCAGGGGAGTCTAAGGTTTGAGAAACATCCCAAGAAACGATTCCACTAGTGTGGTGTTGTTTCGTGATTCCTCGAAGTGTTAAGTTCTTACCCGTCACTTGAGTTGAATTGATTACCTCAAAAAAGCCCAAAACCTTTTCTGTACTTTCGACTTCAACTATTTTAATAATCTTCCCAACCCAAGAAATACTTTCAAAAGTACTAGTGTGTTCTCCTACTGTCTTCCCTTGTGGCACATTACTATATCTTACAGAGAAGCCATCTGTATCTTCTAACTGCACATTAAGAGTGAAAGTAGATGGCTCACTAGGGTTAGGTGTATTAGACAAAGATCCAGTCAAAACTTCCAAACCACCAAACTGAAGGGGGCTTAATACAGGAAGTTTAGATCTATTTCCGTATGTTGAAATAGATCCCAATAAACCACTGTCATGGAACGAGCCGTCTAACCATTTTGCAAGAGGGGGTTCAATGTCGAGAGACAAGGATTTCTCAGGTGGCATGACAAAGTAAGATTTACCACCACTAGAAGGTACAGACAACATACGAGAAGCGGATTTTCGTATGAACATCACACCTTTAAGCGTGTTATCCACAGAGTAGTCAAACACTTCAGAAATAGGAGTTTCAGCAGAGATCTTAATCGTATTTTGGTTTATACCATGCACTTTAAATATATGGTAAGGGACTCTTTGTGGGTCTTTTGAGTTTACAGTCGATATGCTATGTCCAATATATCTGAAAACAACATAAAGACCACCATTATCTATCACATCTGTATATGGGAGAGTAAGCTCCCCATCGTCTGTGAAGCCATACATTTCTTTCATAGTGCCACTAGAAAGATTTTCTATTTCTAAGTATTCTCCATCATTATACTTGGTAATACTCCAAGTCCAATCTACTTGATTGGACTTCAGAGTAGGTCCTAATACTTCAAAAGAAATAGGAGAGCCTAGTGTGGCTTCTCCCTCTAAACCTATTCTATTTGTGTTTTCTACATACGGGATAAAATCAATATCCCCAAACCCATGCAACCCCAACCCTGTTTTTAAAGTTGGTATTGGAGTTGTATCATATTTACGCCCACCTCCAAGAGAAAACTCACTAGCCCATGAACCCTCAAAGCGAGACAATCCTGTTTTTATCTCTTCAGAGCGTACTGTCCTATTTCTTGAGTAGTGTTCTGACTCAGAATTGTTAGTAGCCTGTATGTTTTGAGAAGCTTTATTCAAACGATCAAAATCAGAAGCCATATTTAGAACCTCGCTTTTCATATTTTACATCAACAATGTGATAGCTCAGAAATATCAAAGAACAATCAAAGTTATGTCTACACTACCACATCTTCATCTATGTTTAGACCATTTGACATTCTTAGTATTTCTAAACCTACAAGACCTTTTCTTTCCCTTAAAGGTATCTTCGTATCCCCAGATTCCCCAAAATCTAAATCCAACGCTTTTGCATTATCAAGGAAATCTACTTTCACTAAAACAGGACATTCATCTGAACTGTTTTTGATGAAAGTGGCAAGATTCCCCATCTCCAATAGAAGATCCACACATATCAAACCCTCTTTAATAAGAACACCCTCTTGATAAGAAATAAGACAACCCGCACCATCCAAAGAAATATGCTGTTTGCTCACACCACTACCATTAGGACGACCCACATCTAACCATGTAGTAAGTCCGGGGATCTTTGCAGAAATAATTATACCACGATCAGAAGTAGAGTGTGAGAAATCAGAAATATCTAAGCCCAAAATTCTTAACTTAAAACGAGAAGTACCTACCATGTTTTCTTTTGTTCCGCTTCTAGAGAAATCCACGTCAAAAGCTCTGCTATATGAGAAGGTTCTTCCTGTAATTTTAGTCGCTAAATCCGCAGTGTAATCTGCTTGATGAGAATAAGACTGTGGGATTGTGGCTAGATCTAACTTCCAAGAAGCATCGTAGGAGTTGTTAGGGAAATAAGATGTCCCGTTGTAGTCTGTTTGAGGTCTAACTAATAAACCTCTTCTTGGATTTCCATAAGATGCCCCACTTAAAACCATATCTGAAAAACTCGGCAGTCCTCGGACTTGAGCCTCTCCTGATTTATAATAATCATCTCCATTCCCATCAGTATATACTGTAAGATTAAGCTCTTGACACCATTCCCAATGATGCCCCTCTCTAAGATACCCTGCTTCTCCATGATTGTTTACGCCATAAGCCCCATCATCTCTTACAGAAATAAGATTTGCACTAGAACCTAAAGGCAGACCATCTCCCATTAAGTTCTCTTCTCCTGTCATAGATTTAAAGGTCACATTAATTCTATAAGACTCATCTAGAAATCTTTCTTGAGTGTCTTTTTTAGAAGTAAAGAGGGAGCTTAAAGGTATTTGATTTTGTACCGCTGAACCATGAAATACATTCAGCCCTCCTGTGGCTTTCTTATACCCACCACTCCCTAAAACCCCTATAATCCCACTTGGGTATTGAAGGAAATTCCCATATGTAGGTAACTCTGATCCATTTACTCTTGGAGCTTCATGTAGATCATAACCACGATGCATAAGTGCTACTTTCCAAGGATAATGATCTAACTGATTGCCGACAGGTATCGGGTACTCTGTTACCCCACTACTCTTAATATTAGTCTCACTTAAACCATAACCCGCAACCCTATTACTAAAATCAACTGAAGTTTGATAGGTGTTAACACCAAACGAGGTCACTAAATGTGCATCGTATGAGGCAGTATCGGTATAATCCCCACTCCCTACAAACGCTAAATATATATCTGAATTTGCAAAATCAGGTTGAGCTTCTATGAAATATTGTTCGTTAGGGACTAATAATAAAGTGGCATCGTGGCTACCCTCTATGTTGGGATTATGTACAGATTCATTTAAAGGTCGATATATTGGGTAGTCGGGGAAATTGCCGACCCCAACCTTCGCAATAGTAGAACATAACTCAAGTCCTGTACCTGCGGATAAAGTCAGGGTTTGATAAACTCTGAAGCCTTCTTGGTCATATCTAAAGACAGCAAATGCTTGATCATCATTTCTGTCGGTTGCTCCATATTTGCAGTGGAGAAATACAGAAGAAGAAACTACATTTTCGACTAAAGAAATAAGACGGGCTGAGTGGTACATCAAATTCTGAGTTCTGTGTCCATCATTTTGGGTGTTTATTGTGTATGTCGGTTTTCTTGTGTGAGAAATAGCTAAACCATCGTGATGAAAAAGAGGATCTTTCGCTATTAGACAAGTATTTCCACTTGTAGTAAAAGTACATAACCCTATATCCCCTTTAGGTACAAAATAAAACACAAAGTAAGAAAAGTTAGCAGGCACAACCCCTGTTGTCGTATCATTTCTTATGTCTGACCACCCAAAACTTACAGATTGCGTGGTTGGAGTAAGATCTTTATGTGTACTATCATCCCCTACAAATATTTCTACTTGGACTTCATCCTCTGCGGTGTAAGAGGAAAGGTTAAAGAAGAAAGGGTTAAAAGGCTCATTGTATTTCTTAGTTACTGTTGTATCTTTAGAGAAATATCTTGGAATAGTTGCATCTAAATCCCCATTTGTGAGAGAGAGTAATGAGACTTTATTAAGAATCTTGTGGTGTGTTTCCGCAGAATTGAGGAGAGTAGAGGACTTATCTTTTTTATCTCTAGTGGGTAATAAATATTTACACCCTGAGATAGAGGTATAATACCCCTGTGTAGGATCAAATGCAGTTTCTGTGCTGTTTTGGAATGTTTCATGGCTGAACTCTCCAACTGTGGCACTATTAACACTTTCATCTACATCTCTATTTCTCACAAAAACATTAGGTCTAATTATAGGGTTAGTTATCGAATCTTTATTTTTCGCACCAAGAACAGGAATACCTAACTCTGTATACGCATCCCCATCTACCACCAAGTTATCTATGTGATCTCCCACTTTTGGTTTTAAGAAATTGACAGACCAAAGGTCATCTTCAGTCGGGGCAATACCATCCCTAACTAATTTCTCAAATGCAGATTCATTTTTAAAGTGGACTAAAGCGAAAGATCCTTTTCCTTCTACATTTAAACCGATATCACTATACTTAACTACATGACGATATCTAGCTACTTGATATGTGTAATAATCATCACCAAAAGTAACATAATTACCTGCGGTAGAGAAATCTGTTGAAGTAGATGCAGGTTGGATAACTTGGAAAAATCGTTCTCGATGCTCATTCGGGGTTTTCAAACCTGTTGGAGTATAGTCCACCAATGCGGGTAAACGATACGCTAAGAAATTAGTATTGTTTCCAACCCAACTTGTAGTCCCTGAATCATAAGAATAAGCCCCAAAAAGCACAGGAATATTTCCACGAGCGTCCACTGTTGTATTATCTACCCCAAAGAAACAAGCAGAAGGGTCTTTTAATAGTCTAACAGCCCCTAAATTATTATCCGCAGCATATCCTGATAAAGAAATAACTCCATTTGCACCCTCTAAGTCTGATCTTTTAGCTAAATTCTGCATTTCTCTCAAGTCATACTGACCTGCCATCTTACTCGGAAATACATTTTGATCTGAGCCTTCTATAAAAACAGATAAGTATTCTTCTTCTTTAAGTCTGCCTTCACCTAAATTAATCGCCCCTATTACTCTGTTTGAAATATCAGTTACAGAGGCTGCAGAGATATACTGAACATCTGTTGCCCAATGTAAAAGAGCGACAGTTCCTCGATCCGCAGGAAATAGGAAACCAGAAATAGTGAAACCATCCTCGGTTGTATTTGTGGCATTAGTATATGTGGTTCGAGTATGTCTGAAATCTTCTCCAGTAGTTACTCTCATTGAAGAAATAAAAGAAGCCCCATCTCCTCCTCCGAGTAAAAGATCCGTATCATCATCTACATTAAAAACAGCATCCGATCTAAGATCCGCACCTAGAATCCCAAAGGGTTTTGGGTTTGTAGATAAATAAGGGTATGTCTCAGACCCACTATTTCTGAAGTCAGTAGAGTTTACTGTAACCCCATCAAAGTCTATCGTAGTATTTCTATCCCAAGGTGCAGAATCCGCTTGCTTCAATACACCCCAATCAGGGATGCCAGAAATAGTGTAAGAGGTATTCTCTGAAGTATATGTCTTCTCTCCCTCCCCTAAACGGGGTGGTTTTATTTTTACTTGAGAGGCTAAATCATCTAAATGAGATTGAACTTCATCTCCGAGATATGTCTCAAAGGGATTTTCTGCGGAGATTTGGTTCGCATCATATGCGTCTTGAGACATTTGGACTTGAGTAGAGAGATTACCCTTAGAACCATCTTGGCAAACGGAACTACCCTCTCCTATTTTGATAATAGTCTTCGGATTATTCTTACTAGGCATACCGAATCACTCCTTATGGTCGAACATCAATGTATTTTTGTTTTCTAAGTTTATTTAATACTCGACCTTGTGTTCTATATACACAAGCAACGGTGTCGTCATTTTCATCCAAAAGAGCAACAAAGTTAGAGCGAGAAGGGTCAGAAATGCCTGTGTCGAGAGGTTCTGACACTCTTGAAAGAACAACTAAAACTACCTCGCCTTTGTTAAAATGGCTCTCTGCACTTAAAACTAGACCCAACATACAGGTGGCATTCTTATGTCTGATATTTTCACTTAGCTTCTTAGCGTAAGTGCTTGGCATATATTCGCCACTATCTACGGTACGATATACAACTCTCTTACCAGAGTCTTGGATCGGATTACGAAGACTGATCTTGTTTGTTTGATCCATAGGAACTAGAGAATGTTGACTTAAAAGACCTGTATTCACATCAAAGTCTTCTAAAGAAATAAGCGTACTTCCAAGTAAGTCTATTTCTGAAAAATCAACCACATCTGGACTATGACCAAGTTGCTCAAAGGGAGCTAAGAATGGATACCCTTCTTCTGTGGTAGATGCCCCTTTAGTAATAGACCACAGCTTGTCAGAAATAATAATAGGCTGGATCTCTATAGACTCTGCATTTATAGGTGTTGCTTTAGAACCACAAGTCTGAGGAGAAATAGATCTGTAATAACAGGCGATCTGATATCCACTAGCACCGTAGTTAGAGACGGGCATTCTAGGGTAAGACATGACACTTACACGAGTTGTTTCAGGCAATACTGCCGAGAAATGTAAATATGTGTCACTTGAACCAAATTTAGACAAGGAAACATCAATAGGGATATTAAAATTGTCGCTCACTCTTATTACAGTCGGGAGGAAAAAGGGGTCTCCTGTGTAATGCACTCTCCAAGGAAGCCTTACTCCATTCAAACCCTCAGAAATAAACTCTGACGTTATTTGTCCCCCAACTAACTCTACACCTATCTCACGAGTCCCTTCTCTGAAGAAAACTTCAGGAGGCTGATCAAAAGCATCTACTTGTCTTTGATCTCTACTATACTCCAAGACAGCTCCTGTTGGATATATCTCTGAAGACCCTACCAAACTCTCTCCAAATACTGTAGCGGAAGCTCCTTGTTTAGCAGGGTATTCAACGACAAGAGTTATGAAAACACTCCGATCTGAACCCACGTCACCATCATTCAAGTTCCCTATAATCTGAGAACCCGCAGAAGCTAAGTCTATTGTCGTATTATTTCTATCTAACACTATTTCTATGTTGTCAGTTCCAAGTCCTGAAACTTTTTTCAGTTGAGTCCCTCTGTCTATAACTAAAGCACTATTACCATCGTCATGCCAACACTCTAAAACATCTATAACAGAGGTCCCTGTTGGAGCACACTGTCCAAACATCAAACCATCTTTGGACTTTGCATCCCAATATCTGAATTTTGAACTCGCTTCTAGTTTAGAAATGTCTAAAGAAATAATATCTCCCTCATACCACCCTGCATTATTATTGTCTATTTTAGCAACACTTAAAGCCCCATCATAGTTTTCACTGACATCAAACTTTACTTCAAAAATAACTCTCTCTAAAACAGGAGCAGTAGAAAACCTTCTAGCGATATGGTCAAACTCACGAATGAATGTTCCTCTTTGTGTGGTATCTCCCACTCCACCATGAGCTTGAGTCCTACCAATCTCATCACAAACGAGAGGTTTAGTAGAAATACCACCACTACCATTAAAAGAAGGTCTGAAATCACTTGAGTCTATAGCCCAAGTGTTGTTTTGATTGTCGAGTAGAAGTTGAAACTGTCTCACTAACTCTGAAGAATAATCAAAACCATGTGGGAAGACTGTAGTTCGCAAATCGAGTATATCTTCAGCATAAATAAGATCACTAAACTGTCCATCGGGTCTATCTGAATTACTTACACCCACAGCAATAATCGTATCTGTAACTAAAGCATTATTTGAAGTGGCTTCGTGAGTAGAAAGAAGAGCATTATTTGCATAATGCTCTGGGTCAAAAGCTCCTTGTGATCGTCTAAAGACATAGCAAATTGGGATTGCATACACATACCCATCTACAGCACCGAGAGCATTTGAACTTGCTTCCGTACCCTCTCCACAAAAGAACAAACCCGAATCGGTAAAAGGATAAGAGTTTGTCTCTCCATCTGCTCTTACGACATCTGCAAAACTTGCACGAGAAAAATGGTAACCAGCCTGTGGAGAACTTTGACCTCCTTGGGCTTCTACGTTTACATTATCAAAGCCGAAATATTGTGTTTTAGGGTTGATTCCATCTGGGTGTGTCTGACCTTCACCATTGTAATCAACTGAGAAAACTCTGAACCTATACTGTATTTGGACTCTTTTCGTAGTCACTTCTGAAATAAATGTGTCTATTAAATCACTATCTAAGAATAGACTTGGGTCAGCTTGTGTATTTCCATAAGGATATATTTTTGTAGCGTTAGGAGCACCTTCTCCGTCTGTGCCTCCACTCGGTTGCCTTATTAGAATATCTCCATGTGTAGAAATAACTACGTTGTTTGAAGCTAGACCACCATTAATCGTAAGGAATATGAATTCTGTCCCATTAGTTTCGGCTTCTATGGCTAAACCCAGCGTCGTGGATGTACTTTGCTCATTTATTGCATCTCTAATATTTCTAGCTGTTTCAGGGATTGTATTCCCGATTTGATAGTCTTGACCGACCGCTAGCGTCACAAACCCACCTCCAACATTTGCAGTACCATCTAAATAGATGTCTCCGACATTATTAGAGTTTAGTCTGAATGTGGCACTCGCAGGTGAACTTGGCGTGACTAGTTGTTTCCACACTTCAAGAAATACAAAATCTGTTCTTTTAGAATCTGGAGGAGAACCCTCTACAGTCGGAGGAGGTAGAGTGATAAGATTAAGAGCAGGATTGTTACTATTAGATCCCGACACCACTATTTCTTCTCCTGCTACATGAGCAACGAAGGATTTAATAGTGAATGCGTTTGGTATTTCTGAATAAAGGAAGTCAAACTCTACTGTTTCTCTAGGAAAAACAGACACAACTCCTGAAGAAGTTGTGTAATTTGAGTTCTTTCGAGCTATTTCTTGGCTAAGATTAAGTTCACTGTCTAAAACAGATTTCCCGTCTTGAAAGACTACGCTCTCCCAAGAGCGGTCTGTAGACGTAAGGTTTCTTGAAACTGAGGTTATATGTTTAAGAGTCATTTATGTTCCCCTTAAAAAGTAAGTCGCCAAGTTATTGCGAGAACAGAACCTTGTGGCTTGTTAATCACAGGAAATGTGAGATAATTAGCAAGCACATCATAGTTCCTCAAATCTCTTGCGACATCTCTATTTTGTGGATCTTGGTCATTTGGTGTTCCTACATTTATGTCTACAGGAGAAATAAGACCCATCTCATTCAAACCACTGTTAGCTTCGTTTTCTGAGAATACTGTAGTAAAATCAATCACATTAGTAGGCACAGAGGATACAGTGCCATCCGCAGAACGATATACTACAGAAGAAAACTGTTTCCGTTCTTCTTCTATGTTCAACCTTCTTTGTTGGTCTGTCGCTATATCTGGAGAACTAGCATCCCCATTAGCCCCACTCCCCACAGCTAAGACTTTCAGACCTGAAATACCTGCTTCTCCTTTAAATAACATAGAAGCAAAAACACCACCATCTAGAGTGTATATGTTTTTCTTATCAAGTACTGTTTCTTTTTCGCCATTAGCAAAGGTTAAAGTAGCCTTAACTTCCCCAAGAACAGAAATACCTGTTTCTCTGAAATTAAACCCAAAACCTAGTCCAGTCGTAGTGGGTGCAGGGATAAAGTCTTTATTTTTCATGTTGTCCTCCTTATCGGGGTTATATGTTAGGATATAATACCAACATATAAATCATCAACAGTAAGAAAGAATATAAAGACTATTACATTTTAAGTCCCAAAGGTAATCGTATAAGAAACTTCTAGTGTACCGTCATTAGTCTTAGTAATCGTGTTTGCTAAGACTCTGCGAGCAAACATCCTCATCTTATTTGTGCTGTGGGGGTAGTTTCTTGAAGCGGTGTTCGTATTGGCTACAAAACCGTTCCCATCAATGTTCTCTCCTGCTGTCCAAAGAGCTATCTCTGAAATCTCTATATTCCCTTCACCTGTGCCAAAAGTGGTGGTGAATTTTATCTTCTTAGCTTCTGGGTAAGTGAAAGAATCAATCTTCCTACAATACTTAGCATCATTTTCTGTGGTAGCTGAATCATCCCCTGCTGTTGTAGGTGCGAACTGACTGTCCACCATAGTAACAAGATAAGTAGGCTCTGCAACGTCTGTATTGACAGCATTATGTGCATTACCTTGACCATCTGTACCTGTGTTTGTACCTACCGCTACCCAACCGATCATATTTGAGTGGTTGCTTTGTTCAATGTCTGTCTGACCTGCTACACCAGCGGGGCCTATATAATCAAACCCTGTTGGGTAATTGGCAGTGTCTGTGTAAGTACGTTGGTCGCCTAGTAGCACACCTAAACCACCTCTATCGGGTGCTACATAGGGAGAGGCATTTGTCCCAGACATTGGAGCAAGACAATCCATAAGAATGTTGTTAGACATCTCAGTAAGAGAGTTTGAACCCTCTTCTATTTGGACAATCTCTCCGTTTTTATTTCTTAGAACGCACTTAACGTAGCCTTTGATTTTCAACATGGTCTATCTCCTTTTTGAAAGGGTGAGTTAATAAAAGATTAAAAAATCTATTTGATGTAAATGTTACCATCATTTCTTATAAAGAATACGAAATGATTAGTGTTGGAAGTTAAAGTGTTAAAGTTAACAAGAGGTGGAGGATTTAGTTGTGTATAGTCGGGTTCATCGGGTGCAGGTAAGTCAGTCACATAGGTTTCTAAATGAAGAGAAATCTTATCGGGGTCAGATACTGACATAAGATAATGGACATTAGTGTTCAATGTCAGATATAGAGGTGCAGAAGTGTAGCTAAAAGGAGATAAGGAACTAGATAGTGCTATCTTATCAGCATCATTATGATCCCAAACAAATGCAGGGAAGTTTCCCCCAATATCTCTCTCTATTGCATTCAAAGACTGCTCATTGTTGAAATAATCAAAGCTGTTAGCAGATGTAGGTTGTATAGGTTTAATCTGAATGTACATATCTTCTGTATGTTCGTAGTTTAAAAACAAATACGCTCTAAGAGGCAAAACACCGCCAGATGGGATGTTGTGGTAAGGTGAGTACCTGTCTAAGTAAGCAGGTAGTGTGCCTTTTTTAACGATAGGGAAGAGAGGGTCATTGACAAACCGCTCTCCTACAATAGGAAGGTTTTTTATGTTTGTATTATCTCTATCATTTTGAAGCCCTAAATCGACCACATCGAAATAGTAAGAATATGTAGCATAACTTCTCACAGGATTTTGAATATAGTGTGGATTAAAAGTGTGTTCGTTATTTGTCACTTCTGTAGGAAATAACTCAAACCACACATACTCATCGGGGTTGCTTGAAAAGCTTTTTTGAGGGAAATCTTTCATTTTTTCGTTTGGATCTACACTATTGCTATATTTTACTTGGACAGCCATTTTCATGTTGTACTCAGACTCATGAGAAACAACTCCATTATAGCCCAAAGACTGAACTTCAAGAAATAACCGATCTCCTAGCTTAACAGGAAAATCTGAGTCTCCCTCTACATAAAGGTCTACAACATTTTGTCTTATGTTAGTCGGTGTTGCAGAATTGTGATAAGCCTCATTATTGACAAACTGATCTGTAGGTTGGTCTACATTTAAAATACTAGAAAGTCTTAAAGTATTTCCGATGTTGTCTCTCCAACTAGGGTTTCGGATGTCAAATATGGGTTTTTGATCAACTTCAGAAAACTGGCCTGTCGCTTCAATAGAGGGGTAATAAAGTTTTTTATAGATCGGGTCAGGTCCTTTTTGGGGGTCTACTTTATATAATGTGATGTTGAAGTCGAAGCTGTTATCTAGGAGATCATTATCAACTTTTAGGGCAATAAGAAGACTGACCGAATGTTCAATCTCTACATATTCATCGGTCGGCTCAACTACTTCATTAGTGAAAGCATCTGGTTCAAGATCTATCCTATATATTGTGTTTGCTGACACACCCTCGTCTGAAACTAAAACGATTTCCTCATTGCCGGCCTCTCCCGCAACTACGGGAGAAAAAGCAAACTCTGCTGTAGGAACGTCGTCTGAAATAACTGTGGTTTCTTCTTCAGAAATAGGGCTGAACCTATAAGCAACAAGATCAGTTTCATCCATCTCATCGGAAACTACTATAGTTTCCATATGTTGGACACCTACGACAGGGAATCTTATTTCTACATCATCTGTATTTAAACCTGCTAAGATTTCTTCTTCTAGCACATCTCCTGCACCAACCACAAATCTGTAGTCTACACTTACTTCTTCGTCAGAAAGTCCTACCACATCTGCAACGTCCACTTCTTCTGAAGAGAGCAGGTGAAATACAGTAAATAGAGGGTCATCTGAAACACCTACGGTGTCTATCAATGCTTCTCCTATAATGAAGTTCCCGTTTAAAATCAGAGTAGCGTCTTCAACTAAAGGAAGCACATCCCCCAAAGAAATAGAGAAGGTGGTTTCTAAGTCCTCTCCATCGCTTAGGTTCACTACTTCAACTTCTAAGTCTGAGTCATCTTGATAAGCGAGGAGTAACTCTTCTTGGTTGTCGTCATTGATCACCACACTATCTTCTAAGAAAACACCATAGAAATACCTTGCTAAAAGGTCTATTTCTTCTTTTGATTGGAAATTTATTCTTAACCCAGTGCTCTCTAAAACTTCTCTTCTATTTAATATGCTTCTTATTCCTATGAGAGAAGAAGTGAGATTTAAAGAGAGTGAGGGTCTAACTCTCTCTATTGTATGTTTGACTGCTTTGATAGGGCTTATAAAGGGGTGTCCTTTTATTTCTATTCTTGTCAAATCGTCTTCAAAGAAGATTTCTTCGGCTTCTATCCCTTTTTCTTTACTTTGTTTTAAATAGAGGTCGAGTCTAGGTTCGTCTGTGGGGAAGTCTGAACTAATTGCCCTACCCTGTGGATTTTGCATTAGTTCTTCTGGAGAATTTCCTTTTCTGTTTAGAGAAGGGACTGAGAAATCTACTTGACCTTCACTGAAAATAGCACCCTTATACCAATTCTGCATAGTGTAGGGGGTGCTAGAAATAGATACGATATTGACTGTAGTGCCATCTTCAATGTCCTCTATATACAAACCCCTAGTTCGTATAGAAAAACCATACTCGTTTAAATCTGAGTCTTGTATAGACACAATGAAATCTGGCTTAAAACCTAAAGAGTTAAAAGAAACTACGCCCCCATACACTGAAATAGTTTTTTTAGCATAGTCTCGCACACCGCTTACATTAGAAGAAATAGGGTTGAAGCTATTCAACGAGAAGTGAGTGTTAGAGTTATACTTTGTGTTTTTTTCTAGTAGGATTTGATTATTAGAAGGATCATTACCCCCATAAGTGTTTAGCCCAAAAGTACCTTGTAGTGTTGCTTCAGATTTAAACAAGTCTGTGTTTTTTGGCTCAATAGGAGAAGTAGGGTAAATGCCAATGGTGGGAGAAGATTTCACATTAGATTTTATAGTGGCAGGCTTCTTTGGACGGACTGTTGCTTTACTGCGTCTAGTGTTTCTCGAAGCGTTTAGGACGAACTGCTCTGAGTTTAAGTCCGTAAAGTTGACAAGATCATCTTCGCCTAGAGGGACTCTTATTTCTATTATTTTATTATCATATAACTCGACATGATCTTTGAACTTTAAGCTGACTTTATTGGAAACACCGCCTACAGAAATATAGTAAGGGTAGTATTCTTCTATCTCAATAAAGCCGTTAAGTGGGGTGATACTTTCTTTGAGTATTGGAACACCTTTAAAACTTCTTCTCAAAGGTACATTCAACTCTGAATAAAACGCACCACCTGACTCTCTTACAGTAACCGTAACATTTCTATTTTTTAAGGGAGGTGTTTTCCAGCTATACTCTAAAAAAGTTATTTCTTGCAGTCCTGCTTGGACACCTATAGCAGAATCAAGTGTGATTTCTGAGGCTCTCAAGTAATAAAGATTTTTTGCCCTCTTGTCCGAGAAATAAGCTTGTCCCTCTATTATAAGAACCTCGTTATTTCCGATTCTTTCATCTAAAGAAATAAACCCATTTGTAATGGTATAAGACCCAATCCTATTATGTCTGACTATGTTTACATCGTACACGCCATCCGGAGCTGTCACGTCTTCTATACTCTTTACGGTTCTCCGTTTTCCTCCAATAGAAACACTGTCTAAAACAGACACGAGAGCTTGAGATATTCTGACTTTTTGATTGTTATAATAACAAAGAAGTACGTTCTCCCAAGTACCTGCTCTTACTTTTCTCATGTTTTCTTGGTGGGAACTCCCCAAAGAAAAAATAAAACTCTCTTCATTCTGTGGGATTATTTCAGAAACTACACCATCCTCTTTTTTAAAGTTAAGAGTAGTCCCACTTGGCTTAGAGATATTTTCTTCAAGAACAGAAGAAATCTCCCCTATTTTTAGATGGGCAGGTTTAGTTGTCTTGAGAACTTTTCTTAGGTTCTCTTGCTCTTCAAGAGAACTTGAAGAAATACCAAGTTCCAAAGAATGTGTATGTCCCTTATAAGGTTGAACTACTCCATCTATTACTTCATGGTAGTGGAGTCCTTCGCCCCAACTCTTACCGATTGGAGCAGAAGTAGACCCCAACCCTTTAGACTGAGCATAGACAATGTGTCTATGTTTGACAGTAGTCTGGTCTGTAGGGTTTTCTGTGTATCTGATAGTAGAAGAATAAATAGAAATAATATGCTGACTTATTTTTCTCAGCTCTATCAGATCCCCATCCTTTGTACTCTCTAAAGCTTTGGAAATACTTTCTTCTGTAGAACCTGAAAGAAGACTTTGTACTATTTCTTCACAAAGGTTCTTTAATTTTACGGTGTCTGAAATATTAGGGATGTTCTCATCTTCAAAGATCAAAGACAGGAGTTTTGAATAAATAAACTCAGGTCTTAAGTCTGAGAAAGAAGAGTCGTCTTGGAGATCTGAAATATCTATAAATACTTCTGCAATGATTTTAGCCACTGCCTCAAAAAATATTCTTTGATTAGAGCCATAGTGCTGAAAATTATAGTTAGAAGCTGTGGCGTTAGCTAAGTTGAGAGAGACTTGCTCTGAGATATAGTCTATAAAGTTAGTCTTACTCTGAGAAGAAGACCCTAGAGGATCTTTGCCTTGACGAAGATCGTTGAGAAACTTCATTATTGCACCTCTTCATATGTGAAAGCCAAGCTGCCTGTTTTAAAGAATGAAAACCCATTCAACTTCAACTCAGACACCGTTTCTATTGTACCCTCGACATTATAGTCTACATAATAAGTATAGTCTGAAGGGCTTTCTCCAATATTAAGGGCAAACAGTATGCGATTGTTTGTTTTTACACCTTCTATACCCAAGCCGACATCATTTACAATTGTAGCTACTTTATGCCCCCAAGAAGAAGCGTTGTTTCTGTCTAGTGTATCTAAGATTCCCATCTCTTCTTTCCCAATGAAAACTCGACCTCTTAACCCACCTAAATCTTGTGTTTTATTTAGAAGCTCTGAATCTATGCTATAAACATTCACTCTTGAGTTTGAAAGAGAAGCAACACGATTGAAACCACTTGCACTCAAAGAAATAGTTTCTCTGAGAATATAGGTGTCTTGAGCAAAAGACATTTGTGTGAGTGGCAATATAATGTGGTTGACTCCATCTACATTGTTCAGAACCGTCACTATTTCTGAATGTCGGATCGACCCGCCTAAAGAAGATTCATTAATAAAAGAGGTCAACGAATAGCGGATTTCGGAATCTACTAATGTACTATCTACTCCTCGATCTAACACCACCGTAGCTTTCACGTCTACAGAACAGCCTATTGCTTCTTTAACAACAATATCCGCAAAAATATTCTTATTCCCGTCCACACCTGTCTGTGTGTTATTGACAACTAAGTTTATGTCATAATTTACAACGATATTTTCTAAGTACTCATAGGAGATATGGATAATATCCCCATCCTTAATTGCACTGTCTGAAGTTCGCTGTATATAACAGTTATCGTTTTCATCTTTAGAAATAATGTAGTCTGCACTTTGAGATAAGAATGGACTCTTATATATCGTTGTACCTGCCACATCTGTCACTACAAGAGAAAGCTGATCGACACCTAGATTGTTCAGTCGCTCTGGATAAAAACCGATAATAGTATGAGATTCATCTTCTATAATCAGTATCTTATTTCTTTCGGTGTTATTGGGTATTAACACATAATTTGAAGACCCAGAAGACCGACCTAGTTGCAGAGCGTCTTCATTATCATAAAAAGAATAGTCTGAAATAGCAGTACCGTCTGCATAAGAAACAGATTTTATTTCTCTTACAGGCTGTCTCTTCAAAATGATTTTATTTGTTATCCCAGATCTCCATTCGCCTATAATGTTGTCAGCTACACTATAGGTCGGTTGAGAAATAGAAGAATCTAACTGTATTGTGCGATAATCTAAAATCACAACATTCGTTAAGTCAAATGTCTGATTCGTTGTTAAATTCCTTAAACCATATCCAAGGCTACCTCTATTTATCATTTCGGACAAAGGCGTTTCTATTGTCGCCTCCATATTTCTGAAGATATAAGCATTTGGCGAAGAAACAGGGATGAATCTACTTTCAAAGTAGGATTGATAGCTTGGAGCATATACGTCAGAAACTGTAGCGAGACTCTCACCTCTAATCCATATGTCAACCTTCCCACCAAGCTCGTCATCTCGTTGCATATAAGGGCTTTCACTGTCTACTACAAACGAGTTGATTACACCAGAGATCTCCCTAGATACCCTTTCAAGTCCTGCTTTCGTACTTATGTCCACTGAAGATAAAACAGAAATAGCTCTCGAAGCCAATTCTGAATTGGTTTCTGTATCTGTCCCTCCAAAAGTAGGAGCTTGGTTTGTCACTTTCAGCCCAAAAGGAGACCCTTTAGTTATCTGATCCGATGTGAGATTCCCACTGACCCCTGCATCTCTTGCTTGAACAGGTACTACAATAGAGTATTTCTTAGTGGTGGGGTTATAATACTGACTTAACTGGTCAACATTAAGGACAACGGAAAGTGTAGTGATGAAATTTGTAGTAGAAGAAGATAATACTGTACCTGCGGGTATAGAAATAGAAGAGGAGGGTGCATTTGTTGTAAAAAAACTAACTTCTCCTGTCGCTTGTTTGCCGATACTTCTTCTCACACCAAAGTTAGAAGCCAACTTCTCAAAAGCAGAATCTATGAATACTTGAACTTCGTCCTCTTGTACAAAAAGAGCTTGTGTAAGAACTGTTTTATATTGACTCTCAACTACAGAGATTGAAGAGCCTTCGTTTAAAGGGTCGTCTATACTTAAAAGACCTGAAAAAGAGGAAGACCTGTAGCAAAAGTCCAACAGAAATCTGACTCTCTCCATCTCAGATAAGAAGGGGTCTATGATTATATCTCGGACTACAGACCCTGCCTGTATAGCGATATTTGGTTGTGAGAGAAAGATACTCTGAATCATATCTGTAGCCATCTGATCTCTGCCGACAACAGGTAGAGATAAAGTGGTATTCGTAACTTGAATGGGCATCCCAGAAACTTCTACAGAGAGAGGGCTTTCTATTTCAACTCCTGCAATAACTTTAACTGAAGTCACCACATAATACAGAGGCTTGTTTGAGGAGACTGAACTTAATGCACCTACAGAAATAGTAGGAGGAGTAGAAATAAGGGAAGCATTTCTAACATGACGAAAAGCAACCCTTGTCTTTAATGCGATACTCTGAAAGGTCGAAGAAATACGAATCCTTTTAACGGTTTCAGCAACTTCAAAGGTATTTAGAGTCTGAGAAGACAAAACTACATCCGAATGGTCTTTTTGAGTGCTTGTTGTCTCTAAAAAAAGCGGATCTTCGTCTTCTAAACTAATATCGGTACTTGTTTCTTTTAGAGCGTTTACTATTTCCTCTCTTGAGCCATATTTATTAGGGCTGAGTGGCTCGTGGTTTATCTTAAAATAGTTGCTAACCACACCCCCAGATAAAGCACTAGCGTAAATGTTGTAATATACAACCTCACTATCAAGATGGTCGAAAGAAACTTCTACGGAGTTGCTAGACCTACTAACTATAATCCCACTAGGAGGATTCACTAAACCTACAACGTCAGCAGAAAAAATAACATTCAACTCTAAAAGACCATAAGAAATATCATCTTTGAAAGCAGAAACCTTAAAGACATTCAGCCCCGTTGAGAGATCAATACCTTCAGAAAATGAGTTTGGGTTGGGGAAAGTAAACTCCCCTCCACCCACATAAACATCATCGGGATCGCTAAATTTATTTCCCAGGTACTCTATGGTAACGTGGTTTATTTCGGTTGAAATAAGACCCTTAATGTAAATTGTTTGGACTCCTGTACTAAAATAAACAGGAGTCTCTGCACTATTTCCGTCCGGCTTTACTATTTTAATCATGTCAAATCTCCGTCTAATGAGAACGAGCCGGGAACTGCGAATATAATGTTAATGTTTACTTCTTCTGAAGACATACTCTCAGCAACTATTGAAACTAAGTAACTAGTCTCATCTTCTCCAATAGTAGAAACATCAATACCCACAACTCTACGAAGTCTTTCTTTCAAAGACATACTCTGTATTGAAGCTTGTCGGTCTTGTACACTCTTAAAAGTTGTCAAAGCATCACGGACAGAGCCTCTTAATGACTGTACGACAGAAGCACTCACTTTTCGACCAATCAAGGTCATGGCATTAGAACCATACCAATTGTGGTATGGGTTTGAAGTTATTTCTGTGAGAAGCATTTTGGATAAAGACTGATAAAGCAAATTGTGGTCTTGGATCGTCTCTATTTCGCCTTTAGTGTTAAATCTGAAATCGTTCTCGACACCAGTACTTACGCACCTCCGACAAAATCTTTTTTCGGTAAGATAAGAGATATCTACGACCCCTTTAAAGTATTCTTCTTCTTTGAAAAACACTTTAAAGCCTCCACCAAACAACTTTGCTAAGTTCCAAGCACCTACGGTCTTCTTATTTTTTATAGAAATCTTTGATGTTTTGTAACCTAGCTTTTTGAGGGAGCTACCTTTTAACACTAAACCACTACTATTTTTTTGATTAGTCAGCTTAATAGAAGACTCGTAAGGCTCTGCAAATATCGGGAAAGGTAGGTTTTTGTTTAAAAATAAAACCACTTCTTGTTGTGTGAAGATTTTTGAAGTGGGGAAAGAAATAGCTTTTTCAACCCCATCTGAGCTTACAGAAAGGGTTGCAGTGTCGTTCGTAAAACGATAAGGGGCGGAAGAAGGGAACACCGTCTCTGAGGCGAGAAGTAGACCCTCTTTTGGTATTTCTTCTCCATTGAATCTTAACAAAAGAAGATTACTAGAAGAAATAGGAGAGCGTGTTATTATTTCTCTCTCTCCAACAATACTTGCCCTCTCATATCGTATAAAGTGGGGGCAAGCGTGTGCTAATAGAGCATCTTTGCTCATATTTATTCTCCTAGACTGACGTTAATATTCTCTCACATCAGTCTATGTGAATAAACTATTTATTAAAATCTTAACGAAGTGCCTTCTTGACCTTTTTAGCTGTCTTTTTCTTATCTCCATCTGTAGCGACCCTATCCATGAAGTCCAAACAGTCTTCATTAAGACCAACATCTTCAAGATTACCTGTAGCCATTTCTAAAGCCCAAACGGAAGAAATATAACCTAGATCTACAACCGCAGACCTAAACCACTCATATACTCTCGTTGCTCTACCATAAGAAACCCCACCATCGGTTTTTAAACTTTTATTGAGAAACGTATCAAGGATAGCTTCTGCATGTTGAGAAGAAATACCAAAATCTGAAGCCATTTGACCAATCATAACATCTTTCAACTCAGATTGGATCTTTGAGATAGAATGAGTGTGCTTGTCACCCTCTTCATCTGTGAAAGTCATTACATCCCCTTTAACTTTCACAGTGGCTCGATCATCTGAATACTTAATTAGTTCTAAAATAGAAGCGTATTCTCCTGCAAAAAAAGTTTCTGGTATAGAGCCTATCCCAGAGTCAACGCTCTTATTTACATTTAACAGTGGCTCTAGTTCTGTAGTGGTGAAGGAGTTGTCAGGAGCTACCATTTTCCCCGTAGCATCCACACCAAAGAACCCAATATGGTCAGCCATTCTTGGAGAATATTTCGCTCTAAGACCGAGCCTAAAATTCTTCATGAGTGCCATACCTACGGATGCACTAAAGAAGTCATTTGGGAACTTCAAATCTGAAGACTGATATACAGAAGCACTGAGATCGGCAAAAACAGGCAGACCGCTGTCTGTTGCTTTCAGATACATTTTTGCTATGGTCTTATCCTTGTCGGCTAGAGCAGGAGCACTTGGGAAACATTCTGACAAATCAAGAAGTTCTTCTTGTTGCTCTAAAGAGAGGTCTAAAATCTTAGAAGATCGAAGGATGTCTTTAACATTCTTCGCACCAAGTTTACGGTCAGCTTCTGTTATCTTCTCATTTATGTCTGAATAAATCTTACTCCGTAGAGCCCCGCTTTGCATAATCCTTCTTTTTCTTTTTGCATTGAACTCTCCCCCACCTTTTAAGAGAGCTCCAAGAGCTTTCTCAATCTCTTTTGAGGTGTCGGCTTTTGTCTTTTCTTCCGCTTCAGAAAGCTCTTGTCTTATTGACTCCATAGCGGGGCTATTTCGATATTTATCTTTAAGACCCTCTAAGAAATATTTCCGATCTCTTCTTTCTTCACGATAATCTTCGGCAAGAGTATCGACACCTTCTGAACCATCTAATCTTTTCAGATCCACATAGACAGAAATAAGTTTCTTTTTCGCTTTCGCATATTGGGCTTCAGCAAGATTAGTGTCAGAACGACTAGGTACTTCACTATCTAAGATTAACAGATCCAACTCATCGCTAGAAAGAGTAACACCCATCGCTTTGAGAATTTTCAAAGCGTCTTCTTCCTTGTTTGAAACAGCTTTTGACCAAGCTTCTTTCTTAGATCCATAGTTGTTCTTCTGATCGTAGTCATGAAGTTCACGATCTAAATCAGAAGCAGAATAAGACACCGCCCTATTTCTGAACGCTTCTCCATGTGCCTTTAAAAGAGCTTCTCTCTTGCTGTCTTCTCCGCCCATCTGCTCGATGTTTCTTTTTACAGTACGAAACTCCATGTTGGAAAAGTTAGACTCAGTAGCTACCCCTGCTTCAATAAGAGCTTTCTCTGAATTTTCGTCAATCAAATCTTCAAGAGATCTTTGTGTAGAAAGTTCTTTAACAGCATCCATTTTCACTTTTCTAAGAAGAGCATCCCTATCCTTAAACCAAACACCACGATCTTCTATAGAAAGCAT